CAGTAGGTAAAGCATTTATTAAACCATTTACAAAAACAGGTGCTAAAACTGTTGGACAATGGAAATCTGGTGCAGCAAAAGCAAAATTAAAAATGGCTAAAGAGAATTTAGAACAAACTTTTAAACAAACAGATAAAGTTCTTAAAAAATTTGGAAAAACAGTCGAAAAACAAAAGAAGATATTGGATAAATAATGGTAAACCCTAGATGGCGACCGGAACTAGCTAATTCAAGAATACCGGATGGAAAACACAACAAAGAAAATAAAAAAGCTTTGTTTTCTATTCCAAAAACAGAAAAGTATATTGGAACACACATTAAAAGTGATTTAGGTGGTAAAAAAGTATCAAATAAAAGTTATGAGAAATATTATAAAGGAATGATCTAATAATGAGACAATATTACAGCAAAGGGTACCATGTAACCAAAGAAGGCAACAAAGCTAAAAAAGGTCTTTGGTACAACATTGCACAAAAGAAAAAACGCGGTGAAAAGAAAGCTCAAAAAGGAGATAAAGATTATCCCACTGAAAAAGCAATTAAAGCGAGTCAAGCATGAGAATGTACTACAATGGCGGTGGATCTGCTGCATGGACACGAAAAGAAGGACAATCACCTTCTGGTGGCTTAAATCAAAAAGGCAGAGACAGCTATAAAGGTGGTACATTAAAAGCACCTACAAAATCTAAAACAAGTGGAAGACGTAAATCATTCTGCGCGCGTATGGGTGGAATGAAAAAGAAATTAACATCTGCAAAAACAGCAAGAGACCCGAATTCAAGAATTAATAAAGCACTTAGAAAGTGGGACTGTTAATATGAAAGAGATTTATGTTTCAATTTTCAACGACTTGCGTAGATAATTTTTTTAAACATCCTGATGAGATTGTTTATTTAGCGGAAACGTTAGATTATAAACCTCATTCAGAGGGACTGTGGCCAGGTGCAAGATCACCTGAATTACATCAAGTTAATCCTGCGTTAAAAACTGCAATTTGCACTAAATATCTTAAATTACATTTATCATCGGCACCGATGATAGGATATCAATGTGTAGCTTATTTTCAAAAAATAGGAGCTGCTTCAGGAGGATTAGGAAAAGGTTGGGTTCATAATGATACTCCTCATCTACATACAACCATCATTTATTTAAATAAACATGAAAATTTAAAATCAGGAACCTCTCTTTATCGACCTAAAAAAGGAATTGGTCCCATGTATACAACACGTCATAATATGAAAAAACGAGAATTTAATTTAGGTAAACTTTCTACAAAAGAAGCTGAAAAATATAGAACAGAAAGTAATGCGGACTTTGAAGAAACTATTCGTTTTTCGAATGTTTATAACCGTTGTATTGGTTTTGATGCGTGTGAATGGCATGCAGCTAATGAATTCTCTCAAAATATTAAAGAACCTCGATTAACTTTAATTATTTTTTGGAATGAAATATCTAGCGGACAAACAGGTCTACAACGATCAGAAATGGAAATAATCTAATGGATCCTTTAGTTATAGTTGCAAAACTACAAAAAATTATAAGAGATAATCTTCAACGTATTGGAGATACCATGATTAGTGGTGGTGTTGACAATATGGAGAAATACCAGTATATGTTAGGACAGGCACGTACATATCAGTACTTGCTTCAGGAAATCTCTAACCTGCTAAAAGCAAAGGAGCAAAAAGATGAACAAGGTAACGTTATCGACCTCGGAAAAGGAAATCCCAAAACATAAAAATGCTTTGGAAGAAAAGTACAAATCTGAACCCGAAAAAGAACCATTAAATCCCGAAAATATTAAAAAACAAAAATCCCAGTTACCCGCCCCTAGCGGCTGGCGACTATTGGTTTTGCCTTTTACACCTAAGGAAAAAAGTAGAGGTGGTATTTTCTATGCTCAAGAATCTTTAGAAAAATTAAGAATTGCCGTAAATTGCGGCTATGTGTTGAAAATGGGTCCGTTGGCCTATTACGACAAAGAGAAATTTCCAACGGGACCGTGGTGCAAAGAAGGACAATGGGTCGTTTTTGCACGATACGCAGGATCGAGACTTCCTATCGAAGATGGAGAAGTTAGAATTCTAAACGACGATGAAGTGTTAGGAACAATATCAGATCCAGAAGCAATACTTCATCATATTTAAACATAGGAGGAACTATGCCAACAGAGCAAATAAAAAAAGAAGAAGAAAAAACAGTTGATATTGATTCTTCAGGACCTGATACCGAAGTCGAAATTAAAGACGAAAAAAGTACAGAACCAGAAGTAATCGAAACACCTGTCGAGCCGGAAAAACCGGTTGAAGAGAAACAAGAAGCAAGTGACGAGAAACAAGAAACTAAAGAAGAAAAACCCGTCGAAGAAAAAGACGACAAGAAACAAGAACTAGAACAGTACAGCGAAGGTGTTCAGAAAAGAATAGCTAAGCTGACTAAAAAATGGCGAGAAGCGGAAAGACAAAAAGAAGCCGCTATTGATTTCGCTAAAGGTGTTCAAGAAGAACATTCTCATTTAAAATCCAGATATTCTCAATTAGAGCCTAATTATGTAAAAGCTTTAGAAAATAGAGTTACTGCTGGATTAGAAGCTGCTAAAGCTAGACTTGCCGCGGCAAGAGAAGCTGGTGATATTAACGCTGAAGTTGATGCACAAAAATCAATTGCTCAACTAGGTGTTGAAGAAACTAGATTAACAGCTTTAAAAGAAAGACAGTCTCAGGATAAAGAAAGGGTAGTTAAAACACCTTCTTTACAAGATGCTGTCGCTGGTAAAACACCAGCACCAGATCCAAAAGCTGAAGCATGGGCTGAAAAGAACGAATGGTTCGGAAAAGACAGCGCTATGACTTATACAGCTTTTGATTACCATAAAAGGCTAACTGAACAAGAAGGTTTCGACCCTAACTCAGAAGAATATTATGCAGAAATAGATAAGCGAATGCGTATTGACTTTCCACATAAATTTGGTAATACTACGTCTCAGGAATCGACTAAACCTACACAAAGAGTAGCGTCAGCGACGCGAAGTGTAAAACCTGGTCGCAAATCTGTGAGACTCACATCATCACAGGTAGCCATCGCTAAAAAATTAGGTGTGCCACTTGAAGAATATGCGAAACAATTAAAAATCACGAAGGAGGCATAAGCATATGAAAAACGAAAACATAAAAACTTCCCGTGCGAGTCAGACTAGGGCTAAAACAGAGAAACCCAAAGTATGGACTCCACCATCATCTTTAGATGCACCCCCTGCACCGGCAGGATTCCATCACAGATGGATACGGGCTGAAAGCATGGGCTTTGATGATACAAAGAACATGTCAGGTAAAATAAGATCAGGATACGAGCTTGTAAGAGCTGATGAATATCCAGATACTGATTATCCAACAGTCCTAGACGGTAAATACAAGGGAGTGATCGGAGTTGGCGGCCTTTTGCTGGCAAGGATACCAGAAGAGATTGTTAAATCGCGCGAGGAATATTATAATAATATGACTCGAGACGCAGACGCCGCGATCGAACAAGACCTCATGAAGGAACAGCACCCAGGAATGCCAATCAATGCTGAGAGGCAAACCCGTGTAACCTTCGGTGGAACTAAGAAGAACTAATTTTTTAGCGATTCCTACTCCAACGAAAATTTAAAAATAAATATGTAAATTGCGGATAGCAGTTTACAAAAGGAGAAAAAATGGCAAATCAAGACGCAGCTTTTGGTTTTAGACCTACGAGACATCTCACAGGTGGACAAATCAGAACTGAAGAATATAAAATAGCCGCAAACTACAATACAGTGATATACACTGGACAAGTAGTTGAGGCTGTTACAGCTGGTGGAATCGAAGCAGCAGCGGCCGCAGATGTTCAACAATTGGGCATTTTCGGTGGCGTGTTTTACACAGATCCCACTACAAGTAAACCAACATGGAGCGCTTATTATCCAGCAAGCACTAATGCTTCTGATCTTAAAGCATCCGTATATGCCGACCCTTACATTGTTTTTGAAGCACAGCACGATGGAACTGGAACAGCAGCTATGAATCATTCAGCAATGGATTTCGTAGGAACTGGTGGAAGTACATCAACTGGTCAATCAACTTCAGAATTAGATACTTCTGAAGCAGCGACTGACAACGGCTTCAAACAAATCGGGATCTCAGAAGATCCAGAAAACAGCGATACAAGTGCAGCTAACGCTAACGCGTATTGTGTGTTTAATGTCGGCGAGCACGTGTTTAAAGTAGACACGGCTTTAGCATAATAGGAGAATAGGAGAATAAATTATGGCTATATCACGATCACAACTAGTTAAAGAACTAGAGCCAGGATTGAATGCACTATTCGGCCT